CACAACTACTTTTATTTTTTCACCTTCTAATATATCTTTGTCATCATCGTTGTCATCATCGTTGTCATCATCGCTACTATTTTTGTCATCGTTGTATCCGCCCACTTTTTTTATATCTTCATCATCACTCAAAACTTCATCATCTAATACTTTATCAACATTATTATTCTCTATATCATCATCCTCTTCTAAATTTAAATCCAAATCACTGTCATCATCATTTACATCTTTATTTTCTATATCTCCATCTAATTTTTTTACTACTACTTTTTCTTTGTATTTATCTTTTATGTCTAAATCTGGTTCACCTTTAGGTTTATTTTCTGCATCTTTAGGTTTGTCTTCACCTTCAACTTCACCTTCAACTTTATCTTCCACTTTATCATTTACATCTTTAGGTTTATCATCAGTTTTTTCATCGTCAAAAAATTGTATACGTTTTTCTTCTGGCAACCATTCTCCAACTATTTCATAATCATCATTTGTTACTTCTTGTCCTTCATGTATATAATATGTTTTTCCCATATATTCTATAGGTTTCATATCATCATCCCAATTATCATTTGGAAATTCCTTATTAGACACAAAATCATCTATACCACCACTATATTCTATAACATTTACTATATTACTATCAATTAAATATTCACTAGTTTTTAATGATGATTTGTCTTCCCTATTTTGACCATAAACTACAATAGGTATATCTCTTAGTTTTAAACTTTTAGATAAAACCTTACTATTTAATTTTGGATATTTTTCAATATTATTTTTTAAAAATCTCAATAAATAATGTTTACGTTCTGTTCTATTCATTTCATATAACAATTTGTAATCTAAATACACATTATTATCTATAGTATCATCTTCTTTTACTGTAGATATTATCATATGAGATTTAGTATCATTATACATTTTCATAGTTGAAAAATCTAAATGACATAATACTACTAAACTATTTATATTTTCATTCCAAGTATCATCTTCTTTTAAAAATGTATAATGCACATGTCTTGGATAAGTTAATTTAGTATTATCATCTTTATAAGGTTGTGGACAATTTAATACTAATTTAGCATTGCCATTAATATCTGTTTTGACTATACCATGATTTGTATTTGAACCATAAGCATCCCTTTCGCTCATTATATGTGATGGATCTTTGCTCCGATTTGCAGCCCAATAAAATAACCATCTTTCATGTTTATTTGATTTAACTTCAATGCTTGTAGTGTATTTTGTTAATTTTGGAAATTCTTCTCTTAGTATACTATTTTTTGGATTATATTTATCAAGTCTTATTATTAATGGTAATAAACTTTCATTCTTATCTAATTTAGAAAATAATGATGATTTCCTTTTGTTTTGAATTAAAATTTTACAATTTAAACAAACTTCATCACCAGGCATAATATATATATTATATTATATATATTATATGAACAAGTATATCATTTATTTTGTATTAAGTATTTCACAATATATTATGGATAGATCTACTAGTAGTTGTATTACAAATACTGGTGAATTTTTATTATTATTTCATCACTTTTTTGCCATTTATTTGTATTTAGGTGCATTCTTTTTTGATCCATTCATACATTTAATAGTTGCTACACTTACTATTATACACTGGTATACTTATGGTAAATGTATATTGACGCAATATACTAATATATATTGTGGTTCAGATATAAATTTACCATTCAATGATTATATAAGAATGTTAAAAATATACAAATTTATTCCTAAAATACACTGGATATTATTATTAATGTTGATAGTATATGATTTATGTTTAATTGTTGATTAATTGATTAATATTTATTAATTTTTGGACAAGTTTATAAAATAATAAATAATATATATTATTAATATAATATGGAATGGGGTAAACAAATGGAAAAACACCAAGAAAATGCTAAATTATCATTATACCAAAATACTAATTACACTTTTGAACGTAGAGAAAGGAAAACATTAATCATTGATAGTATTAATAATGATTTAGCTAGTGATAATGGTACATTTACTACAAAATTAACTGAACCTTTAATCATTGACAAGTTATCAGATGTTTATTTAGAATCTTTTACAACTTTTGCTTGTCAAACAAATGCTTCAAGTAAAAATATGTGTTTTTTATTAGATATAGATGAATTTAATATTAATAGTAATAGTGCTTTTAATGCTAGTAAAAATAGTAGTGGTATTTTAAATAATACTAGTGGAACATATAGTTCTAATCGTATAGTTATACCAAATGAAAATGTTTCTGGTTCTGGAACAAATATTCACAAAAGTAAAAAATTAAATTATATATGTAGTATCAATCCTACACGTATTAGTAGTATAAATGGTAAAGTTACAAATTTAGACAATGGAATTATATTTTCTGGAAATAATAGATTTATACTTGAACTTGTTATTATTGCTCGTGATAAAGATTAATTACTTTAAAAGATACTATTTTAATATAAATATTATGTTAAAACAATTTTATGAAAAAGATCGTATTGAAGTTGGTTTAGATGAAGTTGGTAGAGGGTGTTTATTTGGACCAGTTTGTGTAGCAGGTGTTGTATGGTTAGATGATGACCCTATTAAGGATAATAAAGATTATATAATCCGTGATTCTAAGAAAGTTCCAGAAAAAAAAAGAACTATGCTAAAAGATTATATATTAGATAATTGTATCGCATATAGTATTCAGTTGGTAGATAATGATTATATAGATAAATTTAATATATTAAATTCAACAATGACAGGAATGCATAAATGTTTAGATGAAATAACAGAATTATTAAGTTTTGATACTATTTTAGTTGATGGCAATCATTTTGAATATTATAGTGATAAAGATGATAATTATATAAATCATGTTTGTGTTGTCGATGGTGATAATACATATAAAAGTATTGCTGCTGCTAGTATATTAGCAAAAACATATCGTGATGAATGGATAAACAAATTAGTAGATGAAAATCCAGAATTAGAAAAATATGATTTAAGAAATAATAAAGGTTATGGTACAAAACGTCATTTAGATGCTATTAAACAATATGGTATTACAAGGTGGCATAGAAAGAGTTTTGGCATATGTAATAGTATGTAATGATATGTAAAAAATAAATTTTTTTATTTTATATAATATAAATGTGGTATTATTTTCTTGCTTTATGGTTAGTGATTTCAATCATTATATATAGTTTGATTAAACAACGTCTTATCAGTTTAAGTCATAGTCAATTATATTCTGGAGCATCTGCTTTTTGTTTTACAGCATTTTTTATGGCAGTTAAATTTTCCATTGATCCTGAATTTGGTTGGGGTCCAGCACATACTTGGTCTAGATTACCTTATGGAACTTATCCTATTTGGATGTTTGGTTTTGTAGCATTAGCATTTGGTTTAATGTTTTTGAGCAAATCACTTGAACATCATCGTAAGAGACAATAATTTTAATATAAAATAAATTTATTCAAATGATACTATTATTTTTTCTTTTTTTTTTGGAACAACTACTTCTTTATCTAATTTTACTATTTTATAAATTGTTTGTTTTTCTCCTTTAACAAACTTTTCTTTTGAAAATAATGTATATCCATGACATCTTAAAAATTGTCTTAAGATTACTATACATCTTTTTAATGTAATATCTTGGAGATATGTTTTTGATTTACAATCTATATAATATTCACTTAACTTATCACGCATATCATTTATTTTTTCTATTGTATTTAATTTTTCTAATGTTTTTTTTGTAAAATATTTATCATCATCAAAATCTTCTATACCATATAAATTAATTAATGTTATTACAAAACTTCTTTCAGGCATATTTTTAAATAATTGATTTATTGGCATAATATATTATATGACTTAAAAAGATTTTAAGTAAAATAAATAAATCTTATTATAAAATAAGATGTCAGAAAAAAAGATTAGTTTTACTAGTGATGTTTTAGGTAGTAAACATGTTGATGATTTTTTAGAAGATGCTGGAGCAAGTTATGATATTGATAAGACATATGATGATTTTTATGGTGGTGCAAATGATAAAGATTATAGCGAATCTACATATGATGAAAATGCTCTGGATGTTGATAATTCAGTAAATACTACAAGTCAAGATACTGTTGAAAAAATATTAGAAAAAAAAACAGATGAATTAGAAAGCGATGATATCGATAGATTACGAATTGAAAGATTAAAAGGTGATAATGATTTAAATCTAGAAATTACAAAAAAATTAGAAAAACCAAAACCACAAGAAATTGTTAAAAAACATGAAAATATTGCAGATGAAAGATTAGAACAATATTTACCAGAAGATCCAGATCCTGATTTAATTTATGATATAGATGATAAAAATGGTGATTCAGATATTACACCTTTTAAATATGACTTATTAAAAGAAAAGTCACCATTAGATATATGGGCATTAGTAGATACTTATTTTAGAGATAATCCTTATCATAAAACTAGACATCAATTAGATAGTTATGATGAATTATTATATAGTGAAAAAAATGGTATTAAATATATTATAAAACGAGAAAATCCTTTTCAAATATATAAAGAAATGAATCCAGATAATACTTTTAGATATCAAATAGATATTTATTATGGTGAATCATATGATATTGAAAATGATAAATTTATTGATACAGAAAATATATTTTATTCAGCACCTACAATATATGATAATGATATGAAATATATGTTTCCTAATAAGGCAAGATTAAATGGATATAACTATAGTATGAATATTTTTAGTAACATTGTTGTTAAAATTACAGATAATAGTATTAGTAAAAGTGTTTATAAAAATTATTCACGTGTAGATATTGGACGTATACCTATTATGTTACATAGTAAATCTTGTGTATTAAAAGATATTAATCATCAAAAATTAAAAGAATTAGGAGAATGTCCATATGATCGTGGTGGTTATTTTATAATAAAAGGTAAAGAAAAAGTAGTATTATCACAAGAAAAAAGAGTAGATAATATTATGTATATTAATGAATCATCTGATGATAATATACATTTACAATGTTTAATTAAATCTACAAGTACTAAAGGGTTTCAATCATCTAGAACAAATGCTATAAGTTTTATGAATGTTCGCAGTGATATTACTAATGATTATTATGATGTAATTCGTGTTAGAATTTTAGGAATTGGTATTGGTGAAAATGCAAATTTCCGAATACCATTATTTGTATTATTTAGAGCATTAGGTGTAATGACTGATCGTGAAATTCTTTGTAATATTATTTATGATAATGATAATGATACTTTAAGACATAAATTATTAGATGTTTTATACAATACTATTAAAGACGGTGAACCCATATACACACAAACAGAGGCATATAAATTTTTATCATTGCAAACAAAGGGAAAAGATAATTTTAATGTTTTAGATATTTTAAATAATAATTTTTTACCAAATTATAATAATGATAATGTATCAAAAGCATACTATTTAGGTTATAGTGTTCGTATGTTATTATTAACACATTTAGGTATAGTTAAAACTACTGACAGAGATAGTTATAGTTATAAACGTATAGATACTGCTGGTACATTATTATTGGAATTATATCGTGAATTATGGGGTAAATTTAAAAAAAATACATCTTATAAAATTGATACTGAATATAAATTTAATTTTGAAAAATCTGGTAATGATATATTTAATTTAATAAATGATTCTAATTTTACTAGTGTTTTTGATAATAGTATACTAAATGATATTAATAAATCTTTTGGTGCTAGTTTTGGTACTGGTATATCTGCTAAACAAGGAATTGTTCAAGATTTAAATAGATTAAGTATGCTTGGTGCCCTATCACATGTCAGAAGATTAGTTACACCATTACCACCCGGCAGTAAAGTTATGGGTCCTAGAAAATTACATAATTCTCAGTGGGGATTTGTTTGTCCTACTGAATCTCCCGACGGTGCTAATACTGGATTATATAATCATTTAAGTATCATATCAACTATATCTTTTAATATTGATAGTAGTGGTATATACGATTGTTTATTAGAGTATGATATGTCTATATTAAATGATATTGTTGTTGATGATATTTATACACATACAAAAATATTCTTAAATGGAAATTGGATTGGTTTACATGATAATCCTCAGTTTTTATTAAGATTATTAAAACTTTTAAAATACAATAGTATCATTAATATTTACACATCAATTACATGGAATACAAATAAAAATGAATTTTACATTTTTACAGATGCTGGTAGAATTGTTCGTCCTATTATAAGATTAAATCGCGATAGTAATGGTAATAGATATAGTGATTTAATTAAAGGTGATTTATCATTATTAAAGGACTGGAAAACATTAGTTCATGGATATATGTATAAATTAAAAAATGATATATCTGTTTACGATGATAATTATTATAAAGATGTATTAGACAAAATTAAAAAAGATCATGGTGATGAGTATATGACATTTTTAGAAAATAATGGTGCTCCTTTAGAATATATTGATCCATTAGAAAGTGAATATGCTTTTATTTGTAGAGATATTTATGGCATCAATCGCAATTATACACATTGTGAAATTCATAGTAGTTTAATGTTATCTCCATCTTCATTACAAATTCCATTTCCAGAACATAGTCAATATCCCAGAAATGTTTTTAGTTGTCAACAAACTAAACAAGCAGTAGGTATTTATTGCAGTAATTATAATACTCGTTTTGATACTAGCAGTGATGTATTATATTATCCACAAAGAGCATTAGTCTGTACAAGATACAAAAAATATAATAATGTTGAAAATTTACCAAATGGTATGAATATTGTTGTTGCTATTGCAAGTTATACTGGTTATAATCAAGAAGATAGTATTATTATTAATCGTAGTAGTGTTGAAAGAGGTATGTTTAACAGTATGAATTTTAAAAGTTATCAATTTGATGAAACTATGGATGATGATGGCACTGTTGAAAGATTTTTTAATCCTAAAAATCTTAAAGATACACTTAAAAATAGTAAAAAAAATTATGATAAATTAGATGATAATGGTATTGTTAAGGAAGGTGAATATGTAAATTATGATGATATCATTGTTGCTTTTACAAAAACAAAAATATTACCTGATGGTAAAGAAATTAATAATGTATATGGTGAAAGTGTTAAATTTATGACAAGTGGTATAGTTGATCGTGTAATTGTAACTAAAAATCGTGATGGTTTAAGAAAATGTAAAATTCGTATCTTTAAAAATAAAATACCTGATGTTGGTGATAAATATGCTAGTCGTTGTGGTCAAAAAGGTATGTGTGGTATGTTATTAGATCAACGCGATATGCCTTTTACTAAAGATGGTATTGTTCCAGATTTAATGATTAATCCACATGCTATTCCAAGTCGTATGACTATTAATCAATTTTTAGAAGTTGTATTAGGTAAAAGTTCAGTATTATGTGGTCGTTATGGTGATGCTACACCATTTTTAAATAATCGTGTAGAAGATTATACAAATATTTTAGAAAAAATGAATTATGAAAAACATGCTGATGAAGTCATGTATAGTGGTATAACTGGTGATCAAATACATACTAGCATATTTATTGGTCCAACTTATTATCAAAGACTTAAAATTATGGTTGCAGATAAAATGTTTTCTAGATCTACTGGTCCAATACAAAATTTAACTAGACAACCGGCTGAAGGTAGAGGACATCAAGGTGGTTTAAGAATTGGTGAAATGGAACGTGATAGTATATTAGGTCATGGTGTTGCTGGATTTTTAAATGAAAGTATGATGGAAAGATCAGATAAATACAATGTTCAAATAGATAAATACACTGGTTTAATATGTTATGATGATAAACCATTATATGAAAAAAATATTATACAAATACCTTATGCTAGTAAATTATTAATTCAAGAATTACAAACTATGAGTATTGCTCCAAGATTAGTTACAAGTGTTGATATAGATAATCCAATATTATTCCAACATATGAATGATATATATAGTAGTAAAATGTAAAATTATTATTTTAATCTTCACAGTAACCAGAAGAATGACAATACCAATCTGGGCAATATGATTGACATTGATTATCACTATCAAAATTTATATTCATAATTGAAGGATTTATATCACACATATTCGCTGGCAGTGGTGGTGGTGGTGGTAGTGTCGGTCTTGATGGTGATATCCCAGATTGCCGCGCACCTTCACACATATCAAAAGTTCCTTCTAAATTAGGTGCTATTTCGGGATTATTAAATGGTGCTACATTACTACAGCTTTGATACAATGGTATATATTCTAATGCACAATCCTGGTTACATGTTGCCGGATAACCAGTACTACAATCTTCATCCGGTTCATCACAACATACTCTAGTAAAATTATTCATTAAATTTCATTATATTATGATGTTTTTTTTTATAAAAAATAAATTTGATATTTAAAATATTAATGTATTATTATATTATATTATGGAAATAGTTGAACAAATTGTCAAATCTAGAAAAAATCTTAAAGATATTTTAAGCGAAGAATATGATACTAGCAATTTACCAATATATGATATTGAAGAAATGGATAAATTATATGAATTAGAAAGTACAAAAGACAATCCTTTTAAATTTAATGGTAATGGTAAAGGTAGTGCTTGTAATTTTACACTAAATCATAATAAAATTAAAAATCATAAATTACATGTAATATATTACAATTTTCAAAAACAAGGAAATACAAAAATGATGAAAACAACAATTATAAATAGAATTGATGAATTATATAGAAATGATATATTTCAAACTACAGATAATATAATTTTAATTATAAATGAATCAATTAAAGATACAATTAAAATTATAAATGAAGAATTAAATTTACATCTTAAAGAAATTAATAATGATAAAATAAAAAACGATTTAGGATATACCCAAAGACATTTTGGAAATGTTTTTATATTTAATATTAAGACTTTACAATATAATATTTTAAATCATCAAATTGTTCCAAAACATACAATAATTAGAGATGATAAAGATAT